TTATCTGGAATCTCTAAAATCGTCCCAGGTTCAAACTGAACCGTCAATTCAGTTAGTAGATAATGTAATGTTTCTGTATTGTCCTGTTTATACTTCTCAAAACTAGCAACAATAACATCATCTTTATATTTAAAATCAATCCGATACACACTTCGCGCAAGAAGTGCGCGGAATTCTTTTTCTCTTTTAGTTTGAATACGAGATTGATAATCAAAGCCATAATGATTTAATCTCTTTTTATAAATCTCATAATACTCCATTATTATCACCATTTGAAATCAAACTCATGCATTCAAAGACTACTTTTCTAAAGTATTCATATCTTAAATAACGAAGCGAATTAATCTTATAACATAAACTTATATAATTAATGGTCTGGCGATCTTTGGGTATACCTTGTAACTCAAGAATTATAGAATCAAGGAAAGGTTCCCATTCTCCACCTTTCTCAAACTCACAAAGCAACCCAAATAATTTATTCTTTAACTTGTTCCAATAGCCCTCATAGACTTCATTCATTGCTCGGCTAATCGCCTATAACCAAAAGGCTTTTTATTAACAGAACGATAATAAATTGCCTCTAGCCTTGCCGCATTTTTTTGCTCGGCCGCAAGTGTCGCATTAAACTTATCTAACAAGTTTGCTTGAGAGAAATCTCTTTCATCATAAAGAGGTTTCACATTATCCCAAGAAAGAATATTTCTATTGAGCCATTCACATTTCATATAAGTTGCCAGAATTTGAATTTCTTCGTTCGTCAAATCGTCTACGAACCCTTCTGGGCCATATTCCAGAGAAACTCTTGGAAATTTAAAGCGCACAATTGCCACTTGAAGTAGAGCAAATAAATCTTCTTCTACATCTTCTTCTTCCCAAGTTTCCCATTCGTCATCGAGTACTTTACTTAGAAAAGCAGCATAAACTTTATCGAAAGAGGTCATTTTATCCCTCCTTATTTGCCTTACTTAACCTCACAGCAGTAATAATATCACGACCAGTTGCTTGTTTTAAGAACTCACACTTATCAAAATCAATTAGACGATTCTGAATCGCATAATCGATGAGGTCGCGCACCTGTTCTGTTGGCAACTTTGCAACTTTCTCCTCAAATTCTTTCTGTGAATAGTTTACCATATATCTGCGCTTCTCAGCGTCAGAAAGAACAATTATATTTTCTGGTTCAGTAGCTTCTTGAGGCTCTAAACCTAATTCTTTTTTCTCTTCCATGTCTTCGATATATAACATTCCTTTTTCAATCATATATCTGAAGCCATTATCCCACATTAACTGCTCAAGAATATCTTTATCCAGTTCATAAGTGGCGCCAATGGGCCAATCGCGTCTAAAATTCGCAGACGGTACAATAACACTCAGTACCGAATTAACCGCATTTCTAACTTTAACTTTTGCCATTATTTTATCTCCTTTTATCTCCTTTTTAAAAATTAAGTGGGGAGGAGGTTACCTCCTCCCCACAAACTTATCTTAGAAACCCCAGGTTTCAGCAGAGGTATCAGCAACACCAGTGTTCTGATAAATACCCCAATCATAATTTGTAAGGACTGCGCAACCCATTTTCTTGTAAGCGTAAACTTCAATGGAGTTGTCGCGGTTGGTGAAGTCGTGCATCTGAGTCGCGCCTTCGAGAACAACCTTAACGACCTTTTCACGGCCGGAAGGAAGAACGAACGCATACTGAGGATTCATAACGGTCTTCTCATTGTGTTCATCAATGAAGGACTGAGGAATCTGAACAATAGGCGCGCCACGGAAGATATTGATGTAGCCAGTGCGATGAATGGCTTCAATATCATCAGGAGAGTACACACCATTGGCAGGGAAGGACGAACCATAAGTACCAACTGGAACAATGGCGTCTGGACCCATAGCAGCGATGAACTCGGGGCAAGCAAAGATAACAACGTTATCACCATAAGCACGAACTGTAGCAATCAGTTCAGCCATCTTAGTGCCATCGAAGCTAGTAGCAGTCTTCTTGTTCGCGGCAGGACGATCAGAAGCGTTGTAAGCAGCGATAAGAGCACGCTGAACTTCAACAAACACGGCCTCGGTTAAGCCCTGGGTGATAATGCCAACAACTTCGGCAAGGGACTCAGCGCCATCAAGCATACGCTCGAAGTCGATAGTCGCGCCGCCGCCTACTGCGTGAGCAGCAAGCTCAAAGGTTGTCTTATCAAGACGGAATGTCTCATAAACACCGGAAAGGCCAACCTGGGTGAGGAACTGACGAGCGCGCATTTTGCCAACGCTCTTCTTGAAGATAGCTTTCTGTCCCTGAGGAACGGTCTGGACCTCAGCAAAGGGGCTAAGGGCAGCGATAACATCGCGGGGCATAATCTGATCAACAGTTTCAACAATAATTTCATAGATGTCATAACGATTCTTCATAAACTGATTGACGGAACCAGCAAGTTCCTTAAGTCCGTCTACGAAAGCAGCGTTAACATCAACTTCCTGATTCGTATAAGAAGCAGGAACGGTTCCCTTCGCAGCGTGAAGGGCAATCTCTTTTAATTCTTTAATAGTCATTCAATTACCCTCCTTAATTACTCAGCGTAGCACTGGAACTTAATACCAAAAGTGCCGTCGGGCATTGTGGTCTTTTTCACAGCGCGAAGAACAGGACCAAAGGTAGGTGCAGTGGCGGAAATGAGGATGGAACCATCAGCAGAAACGCCGCCGAAAACACCAGAAGCGATAGCGGATTCAAGGGCACTCTCCAGAGCAGAGTCACTAGCCCACTCAGCGCTATTATAACTAATGCAGTTGGTGGTAAACTTATCACCAATAGCAAGATAACCAAGACGAGGATAGAAGTCATTCTTACCATTGAGGTAGAAGTTCTTTAATCCAGGGGTACGCTCATCGTAAATATGCTCTGCACTATAGACAAGAGCAACAGGAAGTGAAGAATCAGTGGCGAAAGCTACTTCGCGAACGACATTGTCGACAGCGAGAAGCATACCATTCTCAACCTTCGCAGTAGCAAAGTCGGTGGTGTTAGGAGCGCACTGAGCTTCAATACGACCATCTCGACGGAAAGCGCAGTTGTTAATTTCAATCTGACCATAACCGTCGATGACAAATCTCTGAGCCATTTATAAAACCTCCATTATTTTTTATAACGGTCTAAAATACGTTCAATACCAGACTTAGGAGTTTCCTTCGGTACAACCGGAGTCTCCTCTTCTTTAAGACTAAAGATATTAGGATTAGATTTCTTCAGTTCATAAGCAAGATGCATATCAAGCTCTTCTGCAGTATAATCAGCAATCTTTTCACGATAAACACTAAGAATATCGTCGCCTAATTTCTGTTCATACTCAGCAATAACCGCAGTCTTCTGCGCCAGTTCGATATTTGTCTTGTATTCAACTAAAGTGTTATAATCCTCGGAAAGCCTTGAGTACCTAGCTTCAAGGTCAGTCATGGCGGCCGCATCCTCTTCGCCTTTACTCTTCAGACTTTCAATCTCCGTATTAAAAGTAGAGATCTGAGTATTAAGTTCATCAATTTTTGAAGTATACTCTGTTACTTTCGCAGCATTTTCTTCTGCATTTGTAAGTTCATCCTTTACGAGTTCATAGGTATCTCCATTGAGCTTGCGCAGGGTAGCCAGAGTATCCATCTCTCTTTCAGTAACATCAACAATATAAACTTTAACACGTTCGCCAAGTTCTACTGTATCAGTTTCATCATTTTTAGTATAGTAGACTCTTTCATATTCCCTTGTTTCGATATTATATGCGAGTGCATACTCATCATAAACATCACATAAAGAATAAGTCTGTAACCAGCCGCCCTCTTCATTATATTGATCGTTTAGAAGGGACCAAAGAGCCACATACTTATCATCGTCAGAAAGCTTAAATTTAATTTCCATTCTTTGCTTTCCTCCCTTAGTATATAGCTTAATTTTATCTATTGTCTTTTGAATGGAATCTTGTAAAGTATAAAATGATGCTCCCTCGAAACAAGGTTCTACACCATCTCCAAGGACTTGGAGGCCCAAGAAACTGCCGTGATCAAATACAATATATTGTTGTCCTTTGATAACAGCTTTGTGATACTCTAGAGAAGGTGGGAACAGTTCCATTGACTGCCCCTTATCGGTAATTCTCTCTGCTTCTGGATAAAGTGCAGTAAACAGGTAAACATCGGTACAAGCATAGGTTCTTTCAACCCCGTCTTCATCCAGATGTGGTTCCCAAGCAAAATTATTTTGTTCAGGAACAATACCGTAAATTTTTCCTTCTCCTGAATTATACCCGTGGTCAGTATAATCATTGCCTTGATAGATGCCTTTAACAGGTACATAATGTAGAGTAGAAACTAACTCTTCTGCGAATTCATCAGTGATATAAGTACCATTACGGTTTCCACCACGATAGAATATACGACAGCGCGCCTTGGTTAAAACATCATTTACCTTTTCAAAATTACCATATAGACTAATAGGAAACTCAAACTCTTTCAGTCACCCGAGCCTCCTTGGTGATCTAATGATTCTTCATTTTGAAGGGTCTTTGGTGACTTATCCT